AGATACGGCTACAAGGACTGGCCGATGGTGCGCCATTCACTTTACTACAAATACTCACATTGATGCAATTACAGCGCAGAATTATGACGGCAACACATTAGCAGGGCAAACGTTCGATAGCTCAACAACTTTATACGGTGTATTCACCAGCATCAAGCTACAGACCGGCCACTGCGTTGCATACAAGATCTAATGGCCCTTGCATCCTCGCTGCAAAAGACTGCTTCCAAGCTAGTTAGCAAGTTTGGCGGTACTGTTGCTGTTATCACCGTATCTGCTGGCGCCTACAATACCAGCACAGGCGCCATCACTGAGACAACAACCACACTGTCCATTAAAGGCGTCCTGGATGGCATCAGTACCCGCGAGGTAAGCGGACTGGTGCAGGCCACCGACAAGCGGCTAACGGTTGCTGCGGTTGATCTGACGGCTGTTCCGACAACTGCTGATCGCGTTACCATCAGCGGCATTGTGCATCAAATTATTACTGTTGAAAAAATAGAACAGGATAATCAGGTTATTATCTATACATTCACTTTGAGAGCATAATGGCAAGAAACATCCCGCTGGCACAGATTGGTAATTACATCAATGGCAAGATGGAGCAATTGCTGCGTTCTGTAGTGTTAGACGTTGACACCAGATGCAAGCTAGAAAGCCCTGTCGATACTGGTCGTTTTCGCATGAGTTGGCAGGTTGGCGAGAATGCAACCGGCTTCTATGATGCAGGCCCACAGCAACCTGCAACCGGTGCATTCAAGGACCAATCAAAACCACCTAAATCACCGGAAGCCACTGGATTACGCAAGATGAACTACGAAAAAGAAAAACTAGGCAATGTCTACAGCGTACACAACAACCTGCCATACGCAGAGCGTTTAGCAGCAGATCCCCCGCATAGCAAACAGGCTGCCCCAGGCTGGGTGCAACTGATTGCCAAGGATGCACAATCTTATGCAATAGCGCAAGCCGCAAAGATCGGGAGGGAATCATGAGTAGCACGCTTAATGATGTACGCGCTGCAATTGAAGGGCGTATTGCAACTGAAATGGTGATTGCGCCTGCATATTCCGTTAGCTATCAAAATGTCCCATTTGCACCGCCAAACAGCACCCCATGGCTGCAAGTATTTATCACGTTTGGTGATGCAAACTATGCCACATTAATAGCGCCTGGTACTGGCTTCAACCGCCATAATGGCGTTTTGGCAGTAAATATCTTTACGCCAAATGGTCAAGGCGCAGGCGCTAACTACACCATCGGCGAACGCATTAAAGATCTATTTGATCGCGCTAAGTTTAGCGGCATCATATTTGATGCACCGTCGGGGCCTAATCCGATCACGCCAGCATCACCCGAGCAGTATTTCCAAACCCAACTAACAGCAACGTTCCAGGCTTACCTGGACTAGCTAGAATGTTGGCAGTCAACTACCGCTCAGGCGAATGACCGCAACCGTTCTGTCCGGTACGTCCGGCGCCCTTTACTATTCTCCCGCAGGTACATCAGTCACCACCCTGGCTGCTACCGCATTTCCTGCTTCTGGTTCCAACATCACTGTTGGCTCCTACCTCGGCTTTCAGGTCAATGATCCCGTAACGCTTGCCTATCCCGCAGGCTCCACCACCACCAACGCGATCGCTGCTGGCGCCAAGTTCGTCAAGACCTATGACGCCACTACCGGCATCATGACGCTTAGCGCCACCGCTGGCGGCAGTGTGCTGACCGCTACAGCGCAACCTTCCGTCTTTGGTGCCCTGTTCGCCAGCATCACTTACACCGCGCCTGTAGCCGTTGGTTCCGTTCGTGAGTGGTCGTTTGAGATCACCCGCGATGAAATCGACGTTACCACCATCGGCCAAACACCCGGCCAATATGCACCATTTAAGACCTACATCACCGGCTTTGCTGATGGTTCAGGTTCCGCCAGTGTTTACACCACTGATGATGACACCAACATCGCTAGCCGCATGATCCAAGACGTTATCCAACGTCAACAGGCCGGCGCTACCGTTAAGCTCTACATCGACCAGGTGTTTGTATCTGGTACGATTAGCGAGACACTTAGCCGTTCGCTTACGGTGCCTGTCATCCTGACAAGCGCTAATCTTACGATCAACCCTGATGATGCGCAGATGGTAGAGGTTGCCTTCCTGCCTGCTGGTACGCCGACCTTTGATTTCTCAAAATCGGCTTGATTTAATTAAGGCCCTGGCTTGCGCTGGGGCCTTTTTATGGTCTATACTACAAAAGCGATTACAGAAATCCAATGGCTTCCCCAATCCGCGCACTTGATCGGCTTAAGAAAGCAGCCAATCTAGTACCGGTCAAGAAATCAGTTGAATTAACTGATGGTACTACGTTTGAGTTTTACTGCGCACCGCTTACGATGGCGGATCGTGAAAAAGCTCGCACTAATGCCGGCACCGATGAAGCAATGGCATTTGCTATGCAGGTAATGCTTCTTAAGGCACAAGATGAAAACGGCCAGCGGTTGTTTCAATCTGGTGAGATTGCGGAACTAAAAAATGAGGTACGTGATGAGGATGTACAGAAATTAATCCTTGCTGTACTCACCAACGAAGAAGAAGCAGACCCAAAAAACTAAAAGCGGAGCTTAAGCGTGATAACATGCTTAGGCTCCTACTACGGCTAGCACAGGATCTTGGTTATACGCTAATGGAATTATGCGACCGCATGACCGAAGAAGAGCTAATGATCTGGAATGCTTACTACATGCTCCAGCATGAAGAAAGCAGCAAGCGCCGCTAGACTATTGCTATAGGGAGGTTGCACCGTGTCTGTCGTTGCTAATGTTGCGATCAACATTGACGCAAAAAATGCGCAGGCAACGCTGTCGGCCATTGAGGCAAAGGTAAAGGATCTTAATGGGTCGTTTGATGATACAGCCAGTAAATCTAATGGTTTTGCATCAAATATAAAGGCAGCGGCCACCTCCGCAGTGCAGCAGCTTGCATCAGTTGCAGCGGCTGCATTTGCGGTATCAAAAGCTATAGAAACAATTGCAGGTCAACAGCAAGCCGAAGCAGCACTTACTACGCTTGGTGTTAACGCAGTAGAAGCACGACAATCTTTATCGCTATTATCAACTGAACTTAGCGGCCAAGCGTCTACGCTAGAGCTAACAAAAGCAGCATATGATGTAGCATCATCCGGTTATGCAAGAGTAACCGAACAGACTAATATCTTAAGTGCAGCAACAAAAGGCGCTGTAGGTGGCATGAGCGATGTTAATACAGTTGCCAATGCTGTTACTAGTGTGCTTAACACCTACGGCATGTCAGCAGACAAGGCTGGTAAGCTAGTCGATGGATTTATCCAGACGCAAAATGATGGCAAAATTGTACTGAATGAATATGCACATTACATTGGTCAGTTAGCACCAACAGCAGCAGCAGCAGGCGTAGGCATCGATGAACTTAATGCTGCAATTGCGGCGGCAACGGCAGTTGGCGTTCCTGTTGAATCTACATTTACTGGACTAAATCAAGCATTAGTTGCAATCTTAAAGCCAACACAAGAAGCGGCAACATTGGCAAAAGAACTTGGAATTAACTTTAACGAAGGCGGATTAAAAGCACTTGGATTTGGCGGATTACTTGAACAAGTTGCGCAAAAAACAAATGGCAGCACTGAAAAAATGGTAAAACTGTTTGGCAGTGTTGACGCACTTAAAGCAATTTTACCCCTCACTGGTGATAACTTAGCGCGATTTAATAAATACTTGGAGAATCAGAAAAACTCAGCAGGTCAATCGGATCAGGCATTTAACAAGATGAAAGAGACGTTAAACGGCGCTTTCAAAGGAGTAATGACATCGATAGAAAACTTAATCGGCAGGCTTGCAGTATTTGCGCCATTAGTTGTAAAGCCAATGACATTGCTTGCTCAGGCAATTGATTTGGTTTCCAAAAATCTTAAAGTTGTTGTTCAAGTATCTGCATTTGCCGCCGGTTTTGCCGCCGCATTAAATGCTACTGCTATTGCGGCTTCAATTGTAACGCTAAGAATCCAGGCCATGGCTATCGCCACCAAGGTAGCGGTAGTAGCGCAAACGGCTTTGATGGCATTATCAGGACCAGCCGGATGGGCGGCGATTGCCGCAGGTGCGGCAGCGGCTGCGATAGCAACAGTTGCACTGGGAACGGCAATGGATAATGCAGCAAAAGAAACTACAAAATCAAAAGATGAAACAGCAAAGATAAATGCTGAAGCTGAAAAATTGAAAGCATCGATGAATGCTGCACTAAAGGAAACAGAGCAATTGCCGTCAGCATTCGCAAAAGCAAATACAAGCGCGCAAGCATATACAACTACGCTGAACAATGCAAAACTTGCACTTGAGGGTGGTCTTGCTGCATTGGAGCGCGGTAATACCATCACGCAAGCACGTTACGGCGCAGAGCAAGCATTAAATAACCTCAAAGGCGTACAGCTAGAGCGTGAGATGAGCCTAGCGACTACTGCGCAGCAGCGTGCTGATATTGCCGTTAAAATGTTCCAGCAGCAGGCAAGCGCGGCGCAGATTGAATTTAGTATGGCTATGGAAGCCATTAAGTTAGATCAGCAAAAGCAGCAGTTAGCGATTGGACTGTTGCAAGTCAAGTATAAAACAATCGAAGCAGCGGCTAAAGAAAAAATAATGCTTGAGGATGATATAAACAAAAGAGCAAAGATAAATGCTGATATGAATGACGCTCTTGGCAGTCAAAAGTCAGCTATTGGTCTTGCAGTAGACAATTTACAAGCAACCAAGCAAAGCGCCGCATATCAGGAGCAAACCGCTAAAGCAGTCCTTGCAACCAAAATCGTGCAAGCGCAATTAGCATTGGAAGGTAAATTAACAAGTGATAATATCGGCATGTCGCAGCGAAATGCAGTAAGCCTATCCAATAGTCTTGCGTCTGGCGTTGGGCAAGCGCAAGCGTTATCTGGTGCGATGGGGCAGGTTGCGGCAAACGCTGCTAATGCTGCGCAGCAATTGCGCAATGTACAGGCAGCCAGCGCCGCACGTGCTCCTGCACCAGCATCAGCCCCAGCCCCAAAGCCGTACGCAAAAGGCGGCTATGTTTCAAAACCAACCAATGCAATGATCGCCGAAGGTGGCCAGCCTGAATACGTCGTACCGGCCAGCAAGGCCGCAAGTTTTGCTAGTAATTACTTGTCCGGTATGCGTGGTAATTCAGCGGTGCAATCTAAAGTTGCACCGCAATCTAAAACTGCGTCATCTGCGGCCAGCTACCTATCCGCACCAAGCGGCAGCAGTGGCGGCGGCGGCAAGGCACCTGCTATTAATATCCAAACAGGCCCTGTAACGCAAATGAATGGTGTAAACTATGTTACAACCCAAGAAATGGCCCGCGCCGTGCAAACAGGTGTTCGCCAAACGCTTAACATGCTCCGTAATGACGGTAGCGCACGTCAAGCGGCAGGTATGTCATGAATTACGATATAATGTGCTTTTTGGAATACTACGCAGATCGCACTAACGTGCGCGATCCGATAACAGGCAAGCGATCGCCTACAGCGAAATGGCAAAACTTTTATCAAGTGCCGCAATCGCTGGTGATTGATACTGACATTGATGGAACGTATCCATATTTAGCATTTAACGCTGATGGATTTGGATCAACAACTGCTGCGGCAGTAAACGACTTCCAAGTTGATGCCGCTGCTATTGGCTATATCGTTGATCTAACCGAACAGGCGGTAGGTGGTGATTCACTTATAATTGCATCGCTTGTAATCCAAGATGTTGGATTTGATTCAATTGATCCTGCAAGTGCTGAGGTAATTAGTAGATATATCGGCAGTATTGAGGTGGCAGGTATAAGCGATACAGCCGTCAGTTGGACGATCAACCCAGCAATTGATAAACAAAAAGGACAAGTGCCAAGCCGTAAAATTGCATCAAACCTAATCGGGAGGTTTGCGGGACAATGACTAGACTTTATCGAGACCCTGGGCCGCTAGGAGGACGCTATCTAGCCCCCTTTCAATTGGGCCTTAGCTCTTATTCTGCACCAGATAGCGATCTTTTTGAGTCCCAGCCTCATGAAAGTAATTATATTGCAGAAAAAATACGGCAAACAGCACTATCATTAAAGAATGAATCATATTTTGGCAAAATAGGTACAGCAGGAAATGTTGCAAGACAACAAATTGCTTTTATAGAATATCAAGCAAGAAAAAAAGCATTCGAAGCTAGGCCACAACCTAAGGCACCACCTGCGCGTGCTGCAAGAAAACTTGATGACTCACTGCTGACTGGCAAGAAACCATCGGCTGATATTGATAAAAGGCAGCAGCTTGCAACACCAGGTGAAACAATCCCAATTGTATTTGGCAAGCGCGTTGATGACATCGGCGGTGTATGGGTGCAGCCGTCGATGGTAAAAGTTGGCACGAAATTATTCATTGGTAGCTTTTTGTATGCAATCAGCCAAGGCAAAATTATTAGCTCTCCCGTAAAATATCGCGCATGGGCGGGGCCGCGATCACTTGCATTTATTGCCGATCAAGCAATTACATTGCAGCATGACTATGCGACCGCTGCTGATCTTGCGGCTGCGCCTGATACCTGCCCGATTGGTGGTGGGACTCTGTTTTGTGGTGTTGAAACATTTTCGTATTTAACGGAGCTATTTAAAACTGAAGTTGGGTCTACTTATACATTCTCGTTTAATCCATACAGTTACACTTATAGCAGATATATTACAAGAGGATTAGGCGATACAAGCAATACAGTTGCAACTTTCACCGGAAATGATTTATTTGTTTTTAATTCAGATAATGGCGCAGATATTTCAGCGGCATATTTAGCATACCAAGGATGGACTTTAGCTACAGTATTTACAGTTAATTCAAACGCAGCAACTGGCGGCGGGCTGACAGTCGGAACAATCACTCCTGAAGTAGTTGGTTTTCCGCAAAGCCCAGGATTTCTAGGCATACCAGATGGTGCAAGGGTTGTATTTCAATTTACTATTGCCACTGTTAATACGCAATATAATCCAGCCCTGCCAGCTAGTACGGGAACCTTATACGGCGTGCAACAGGAAATCATTGAAAGCCCATATGACAATCTAGCTGGAACCTACTCGCAATCAGGAACAACTGTAACTGTTACCGCAACAGCTCACGGGCTAATTGCAACTGATACCGTCTACATTGAGATCACAAGTGGCAATGCCATCGAAGGTACCTATATTGTTGCAACAGTACCTAATGCCAACACCTTTACGTATACGGCTGGCACGTCACTTACCACCAGCGGCAACCTCTACCTGCCGCTAACACCAGGCGCCGATAACTCGGCATACGCAGACATCACATTTCTGCGGGTTGAAGGCAACATCTACGACCCACCGTCTGAGGGATCATACCCTACAACAACAAAGCAGCTCTTCATTTACTACGAAGAAGGCGTTGAGGTTGATCTCTACAGCGGTGGCTTAGTTGGTGGTGTTTACCCACGCGGCGCCAGCAACCAATTCGTTGACCTAGCGATGTACTTGTTTACAATATACAAGCGTGCTGATGGCGCCAACACAAGCGACATAGCATCACCAATCTATGTTGACAACTTTGCCAGCATTGTTGCATTTTGCAATCAATATCAGTTCTTCTTTAATGGCGTGTTGGAGGATTCTGTTAATATCATTGATCTACTATCTCAATTAGCGTCATATTTCTTGCTTTCGTTTTTATCAGTTGGTGGTCAGTATCGCTTTGAACCGTTGCTGCCATTAGATGGCAATGAGCTAGATGAAACAGCATTGACACCAGCGGCAACATTTACTGAAGATGAGATACTACCAGGTAGTTTCAATAAATCATTTTACCCGATTACAGATCGGCAGGATTTTATTGCAGTGATGCTTTACCGCGAAGCAAACCCAAGTAGTATTGGCATCCAACGCACCATACAAGTATCTTATACAACCACTGCATTGGATGCACCGGTTGAGCAATTTGATATGACTGATTTCTGCACAAGTCAATCCCACGCTATTGCATATGCAGAATATGAGTTAGCTAAGCGGAAACTTTCAACACATACGATCAGTTTTGAAACTGCATTGATTGTTACTGGTCTTATGCCAACTGATATTATTAAAGTTGATCGTCAACGTATTACATCAGCAGGTGATGACCGGTCTGAGATTGAATGGTATCAAATTAGCAGCATTACTTTCAACGCTGAAGGACGCAGTACAATAGAGGCTGAGCATTTCCCCGTCACGGCTGGTGATGTTTCATTGATTATTGACTCAATGGTTAATGATTCCTTCCGAGCAGTTTAATGGCTGAATTTCCTTCAATAAAGCCAAATTCTAGGTCCATAAGCCTGGGCAATGCACCTCAGTTGGAGTATGCTGCTATTAGCGGAGCTAATGTAAGATTCTTGCAAGGTACAAAACGCGTACAGCAAAAGCTATCAATGTCATTTAATGCAATAACAGAATCTGAATTGTATTCAATTTATGACCACTATAATGGGCAGGAAGGCAGCATCATACCATTTACGTTGCCGGCTATAGTATGGAGTGGCTATACAACCAGGCCGATCAGTAGCATTGATTACGAATGGCGTTATGCTGGAACATTCACCATTGCGCCAGTAGGGGTAAATCGGTTTAGCATACAAATAAACTTAGAAAGTGTGATTGTTTAATCATGGCAACCTTTCCATCACTAGCGCCAAATTCTAGGCTTTATGTTCCCGGCAGCTTACCGGCTAAAATTGCAACCAGCCTAAGCGGTAGGGCAACTGCGTTTAGGCGCGGCAATCGCCGCATTGCGCAGACGTTAAGCCTGACATATGAATACTTGACGGAAGCTAATATGGATTTAATCAAAGATCATTACATCGGCCAAAATGGTACGTTTGAGATCTTCTTTCTATCGGCTGAAGTATGGGGCGATTTTGTAACACCGCCAGTACCACTGCTAAGTGATTTTGCCTGGAAGTATTCATCTGAGGTAACAATAACAGATGTTTCGTTTGATCGCTTTACCGTTAGTGTTGAGCTGGAATCCGTTCCGATCAATACGGGCGACCTAGTTTATGATGCAGGATCAGTTGCCGCATCACCGCCTAGACTGTACTTATTAGAAGCAGGCGCCGCTTCGGCATCGCCTGCGCGTGACTACATCATCAGCCCCCCAGGAGCATCATGAGCATCACCCTAACGGCATTGATGAAGCAGCGGTACGACACCGCTGCAAACTGGACAGCTCAGAATCCAACGCTGCTGGCGGGTGAGTTCGGCATTGAGTCCGATACCAAGAGATGGAAGGTAGGCGATGGCGCAACCGCATGGACCAGCCTGCTGTACTCAAACGGTGGCACCTATCCGCTCGTCAATGCAGACATTGCAGCAGCGGCGGGCATCGTTGACACCAAGCTTGCCACCATCGCCACCGCAGGCAAGGTCAGCAATAGCGCCACCACAGCCGCCAGCGCCAACACGGCAAGCGCGATTGTGGCGCGTGATGCGTCGGGTAACTTCACCGCTGGCACCATCACCGCTGCGCTGACTGGCAATGCAGCAACTGTTACCACCAACGCCAACCTAACCGGTGATGTTACCAGCGTCGGCAATGCAACTGCAATCGCTGCTGGTGTGATCGTCAATGCGGACATCAACGCATCTGCTGGGATCGTTGACACGAAACTTGCCACCATCGCAACGGCTCTTAAGGTCAGCAATAGCGCCACCACAGCCGCCAGCGCCAACACGGCAAGCGCCATCGTGGCGCGTGATGCGTCTGGTAACTTCACCGCAGGGACCATCACCTGCCCCGGCATCGCATTCCCCGCAACGCAAGTCGCCAGCGCCAATGCTAATACGCTGGATGATTATGAGGAGGGGACGTGGACGCCAACGGTGATTGGCACTACTACTGCGGGAACCGTTACATATGCTGTGCAAAATGCCAGGTACACAAAAATTGGACGGGTGGTTTCCATTGAGATATTGCTGAATTGGTCGGCAGGTACTGGAACAGGCAATTTTCGTATTAGCGGCCTCCCTTTTACGTCTGGCTCAAGCGTAACAACGCCCGCCCTGGCACTTGCTTTTTGCTCAGACATTGCTATGACAGCTAGTCACATTTTGACGGCTCGCGTAGCAGATAACTCTACACAAATTGAGTTTCTTAGCTACCCATCAGGCGGCGGTACATACGCAACTGTAGTTTACGATGCAGCGGCAATTTTAGGAGTTGCGGGCAGTTATTCTGTGTAACCCCCAGCCCGCAACGGCTCAAAACTACAACCATTAAACCTGTTCCTGCCAGTCGGCAGTTCCTAAAATGGCTTCATTCACAGAACGTCAAGAGCACCAGCTAGAAATCATCCCGCCCTACTCGATCATCCAGTGCCGTCGCGCTGACATCATCGAAAAGGATGGCGCTGAAGTCGGCAAGACCTACCACCGCCACGTCCGCGTCCCAGGTGACGACGTAAGCGACGACTGCACAGAGTTACAAGCCGTTGCTGCTGCGCTATGGACGCCTGAGGTGGTTGCCGCCTACGAGGCATCAACTGCTCCATGACCCAACTGGATGAGCAGGCCGCTCCTACCAAGGCGGCTGGCCTTCCATGGGCCAGCTAAGCTAACAGCAAGACGCAATGCACCGCTAAGGCCGTGGTCGAGAACCTGATCGTTGGTCTTGCCTGCCTGCTGCTTGGCGGTGTTGGTGGCACTGCATCACGGTGGGTTGTCGCCCGCGGCACCGAGGACGAAAGGGCCAATATCGCTATCGTCAGGCTCAGTGCTGGCGTTGAGCACATCGCAACAGAACTTACAGCCATCCGTGAAGACATGCGATCTGATCGCCATGAGCTGTTTGGTCGTCTCGGGACAGCAGAGCAGCGTATTGCTAAACTAGAAGCACACCGCGAATCCTGAAATGGACCGGATTGCTGAATATATTACCGTTGCCGTTGCCGTGCATGGCGCAGCACTAGCCATTGTCAATCTGACCCCGACGCCCAAGGACAACGAGTACTTGGGCAAGTACAGCAGAATGGCTGTCAAGCTCTACCGGGCGATCGAACTATTGGCTGGTGTTATATCGCCTCTTGTCAAGCGATGACCAATACAAGCCCGATCACCCTAGATCAGCTTTTTCGCAATAACCGCAACCTACCGCACCAACTTGCAGCGATCGCTGAACTGGAGCAGGATATCCGCGTCAATGGCTATGACGTTGCCATGCGCCGCAATCGCCCATGGTTTAGCGTTTGGAGTCAAGCTGGTAAGCAATCGAACCCGCTGCCAGTACCATATCATTCGCAGCGGGAAAATTCCCGCGATGCAAACCGCACA